AATATTTCTAAATCATTTTAAATAAAAAAACCTACTTTATTAGAGTAGGTAATTAAGATTATTTTTCTAAAATATCTTTTATAATATTTACAATATATTTCTTTTTCTTCTATAACTAAAATAAACTTAAAATTTTCATTACATAATTATATATTAAAACTAGATATTATTATTACTATTATATTTAATTATATATTAATACATATATTTAAAAAAATATATTTATCTTTATTTGGAAGTATATTAAATAGTATTCCTATACCTAATGCTATAGTTCTAAAATTTTCTCTATTTAAATATATTTCTAGAATTATATTTAAAAATATATTTAAAAATATATTTTTTTCTTATTTTTTCTTAAAATAAAATACCTAATACATCTGTATTAGGTATTCTTATTCCTTAATAATAATTTTTTTAATTTTAGAAAGATTTAGAAATAAAACTTTTTAAAGTTAATAATTTTTTTTGAGAAAAACAAGATAATCTGGCGTTGTGAAAATAATAACAATATAATATTTTATTTATATATAATAGAGGTATAAAAATATATTTAGAAATATTTAAAATAATAATATAAATATTTGCAAAATATATAATCATTCTATTATATTTGGGTTATAAACTAATAAATTAAGTATTATGGAAAATCGAATAGCAAAAAGTACTGTTAATCACTTACCTTTAGGTACTGGTGTAATTGTTAAAACTGTTTATGAATTTAGTCCTGCCACATTATCTATTTATCCTGATGCAGATGAAAAAGCATTTAAACAAGCAGAATATAAATATCAAGAAGTAGTTGGATATGGTAATGCAACACATACAATTGAAATTGGAAATAAAGTATTATTAGGTAACTGGGATTCACATAAAATTAATGTAAAAGATAATACTAATGATTTTTCTACAATTAGAGAATTAGTACTAAATGGAACAATAGATAAAAAAAATGCTACTCGTGTTGAAGTACATGTATATTTATTAACAGAAATGAGTAATATTAAAACTATTATAAATGATTAGTAGAGAAGAAATAATACATGATACATTATTACAATTAGAAAGAGTTAAAAAAAATAAATGGATTGAAGAATTTAATTCATTAGATGTTAGGAATAAAAGATTATTAGTAAAACAATTATATAGCGATTATACATTAGCATTAGAAATGGGAATGGGAGAAGAAGATACAGAAGTAAATATAGTTGCTATAGGAAGTTTAAGAATAAAAAAATCAAGAAAACAATTTGTAGATTTAACTAGAAAACAAGGAGTATCAATAGAAGAAGCAGTACAAATAGTTAAACGTGATTTTAAAACATTAAATAATATAAAAAGTGGAAAAACGTAATATATATTTTGATGAAGAACAACATAAATATACAGATAATTTAGGTAATCCTTATACATCTGTTACTACACTTATAAGTAAATATTATGAAGGTTTTAAAGCAATAGAAATAGCTGAAGCATGTGAACATATAGGTAAAAATCCAAAACATCCTAAATATCTAAAATATAAAGGAAAAACAGTAAAACAATTACTTTATGAATGGGAAAAAAATAAAGATGATGCATGTGAAAAAGGAACTAAAAAACATAATTATTTCGAATTAGCAGTTAGAGAATCAACAAATTATAGAAAAATAAAATCTAATTTTCAAAATAATCGTATTTATACAATTGATGATATTATAAATGATGATACTATCGGTAGAATAGATATTGATTTTTTTGAAAAAAAAGGTATAAAAGAAAATTATCCGCAAATATTTAATATAATAAAAGAACTTACAGATAAAGGATTTCTAATATATGCTGAAATTGGAGTATATGATTCTGTTAATATGATATGTGGACTTATAGATATTATATTAATTAGAAATAAAGAATTTATTATATTAGATTGGAAAACCAATAGTATGCCAATACGTTATGAAGCAGGTTATTTTGAAAAAGATGATTATGGACAAATAACAGATAATTTTATAAATAAAGATAGTTATTTTTATACACCTCTGAATAATATTCCTGCTAGTACAGGACATAAATATAGTATGCAACTTAGTGGTTATGCTAATATGGTAGAATCATTTGGATTTAAACATCTAGGTTCTATATTAACTCATATTAGAGATATTAAATTTGGATTAACTACAAAAGAAGAAGTTAAATTATTAAATGTATTAGATTTAAAAAATGAATTTGAGATAATGAAAGAACATCATCATACATTAAATAAAATAAATAAAAAAGAATCACAAACCACCTTATTTTAAAATCATGAAATATGACATTAATAAATTGATAACTATAATGAGAAATAAGAAATATAGAGTATCTTATTCTCAAATGAATATAATAGGTATAAGAAATAATAATCAAAAATCAGGAAGTTTTGATGATATATTATATACATTTAATTGGAATGCAGTAGAAAATAAAGAAGAAGAATTAAAAGAATATATTGTTACAGTAGATCCGGGAGATTTAAGTTTACTTCAACCAATTAATAGTGCAGGTTGTGCAATAGTAAAACCAGGACAATATATAGATATGTGGGCATTTGGTTATCATCATGGAGATAAAGATCATCCTGCATTAGTACAAGTAAATCAATGTACTGTATATAGAGATAATAATAAAAATAATATATTAGAATTTAATGGAAAAGAAGATACAGGATTATTTGGTATAAATTGTCATAGGGCTAGTAGATGGAAAATATTAAATAATGTAGGTTTATATAGTGCAGGATGTATAGTACATCAAGATATAAATAGATATTATAGTGAATTTATACCATCTATTAAAAAATATGGAAATAATAATAAAAAGTTTAATTATACATTATTAACCGAAAATGATTTTAAATAATAAATATCATCTGCTAGAAATTATAATGACTATAATAGTATTTATATGTACTATCTACATATGTTATAATTTATATAAAGGTATAGATAAACCTATTAATAATTTTGATAAAGATTATTATAAAGAATTATTATTGCAAAAAGATAGTATAATTAATAATATAAAAAACCAAAAAGAAAATTATAAAGATACAATAATTAAAATAAAAATAAAATATAAAACTATATATGAAAACTATTCTAATAATACTATTATCTCAGATGATAGTATTACCAGCTATATCACAAGTAAAATATATAATAAATAATGATACATTAGTTTGTTATAATAAATATGAAAATAGAACAATAGCTATAATAATGAAACAAGGCGAAGAATGTGAAGAACTTAGACATGAAGCCGAAGACTATATAATTCAACTTGAAGATGGAATTAATAATTTAAATAATTTAATATTAAAAAAAGATACATTTGAAAATAAATTAATTTTAGATAAACAAGAATTACAATTAAATATAAACAAATCTAATAATATTTTAAAATTTAAAAATAAACTATTATTTGGAAGTATAGGATTAAATATAATAACATTATTAATAATTATAATATGATTAGTATTAGTCCTTTTAAGTTTGAAAATAATAAATTAATATTAGAACCAATACTTTTAACTTATAGACAATTTAAAGATGTTTATAATCTAGATAATTCTTCTAAAAAAGATATTGCATTACAATATTTTATTTATATTTATCATAGTGCAGATGTAAGAGCAATACCAGTATTAAAAGGATATTCTAAAAAAGAAACACATGAATACGCCTCTAATCAAGCAGGATTTACAGATACATTTAAACCTGATAATAAAATTCATTTAGCAATAACATTTTATAAAGAAAATTTTATTAGTCCTGTTAAACAACTTCAAATATCATTATTAAATATGTTAGAAAATAATAGTGATATTACAGAAAAAATAAATGCTTTAGTAACAACAAAATTAGAAGAAAATATAATAAGTAATGATACACTTTCTAATATTATATCATTACAGAAAGATATTAATACTATGATTAAAGAACTTCCTAATCAAATAAAAATATTAAAAGAAATAGATATAATGTTACTTGAAGAAAATAAAGGAAGTTTGGTTAGACGTGGTGGTGGTATAATAACAAGTAGTATGACTAGAAATAGTGAAATAGAAAATGATGATTAACCTTATTAGTAATATTGCTAATTTAATATAATATTTAAAACATGGCTACAAAAAAGAAACCTGTTGTAAAACAAACAGAAAAACAAACACCAACAAAATCATCAATGAAAAAAGGTGGAAAATGTTAATTTAAAGACCCTATAGAAATATAGGGTTCTTTTTTAAATAAAATTAAACTATGATGATAACAACAGTATGTTCACTATGTTTTGGTACAAGACATATTAATAATGATCCTTGTGCTCTATGTAATGGAGATGGATTTGAAAAAAAATATTTAAATGCAGAATTTGACGAATATTATAAAAATAATAATAATATAAATTTAACAGAATGATAAAAGGTTATAAAATAATAGATTATATAGTATATCCCTTTAATATATTAGTGTCATTCAATATGACAGAAAAAGAATTAAAAGATATATTAAAACATATTTTACCTAATGATGAAAAACTAGATATTGAAAAATTAGAATTTCATGAAGGTACTACTGTAATGTTTTCTACAGGTCAAACAGTAATGAATATAAATAATATAGATTATAGAACTATATCACATGAGATATTTCATGCTGTAGTAATGTTAATGAATAGAGTAGATATAAATTTAACTGATGATAGTGAAGAAGCATTCGCATATCTTATAGGATATTTAACGGAAGAAATATTTAAATTTAAAAAAGAATTAGAAAATAAATTATATTTAAATAATAATGAAAATTCAAAAATTTAATATAAACTATCTCCAATATCCCTTCCCTTTTCAAGGGGGGTTATATTAAAACTTTCAAATACAATCTAAAAATAATATATAAATACATCTATAAATATACATTATTATTTTATATGACATTATTTAATATAATAGGAGAAATACAAAAAGATAAAGAAATAAATTTACCATTTATAAATTATTATCTAGAAGATAAATCTAATTTTAAAAAAGCATTATCAGAATATGTAGATATAGATGATGATTTTTTATTAGGTTATAATGAAGGTATATTAATGAATTTTAATTTTATATTTATTAATACAGAAGAATTTAGTGAAGTAGCAAATAGATATATTAAATTTGGAAGTTATTGTGATTATCAAGAAAATACAGAAGAATATATACAGTTTTGGAAACGTGAAACACAACGTAGAAGAAAAGGTATGGTTGCTAATTGTAAATTATATTTTAAAGATATAGATGATTATTTTAATCCAAATATAGATCCTAAAGTAAAAGAATTATTACTTAAACCTTTACGAATAACAGGAAGTCATTATAATTATTTGAATTATAGTAGAATTAATAGAACTCAAAATAAAATAGAACAAAAAGAGTCTATTAAAAAAGGACTTAATCCTAATAAAACAGTAGCAGGATTTAGTAGATTTTGGGATGGAGATTATTGGAAATTTAAATTAGATGAATTTATAGTAAAAAATGGATTTAATTCATGTGATGCAAAAGCACGTCGTAAAGGATTTACATATAAAGAAGCAGCAGATACAGCAAATGAATTAAATTTAAATCCAAAAACACATATTATTCATGCAGCATTTAAAGCTGATCAATATTTAACAGATGCTAATAAACTTACATTTATAACAAAAGAAAATTTAAATTGGTATGAAGATAGTACATATTGGCAAAGAGGATTTATAAGCGAAACATTAGAAAATATAATTACAGGTTATAAAGAAAGTAAAAGTGGTAATAAACTTTATGGTGATTTATCTACACTTATCAGTGTAAGTTTAGCAAAAAATACATCAGCCGCAGCAGGAGCAACAGCAAGTAAAATTAAATTTGAAGAATCGGGTATTAATCCTGTACTTCAAGAAGCATTAGATATAACAATATCTACTACTGAAGTAGGAGCTAATAAAGTTGGTAATATTCGTATATTTGGAACAGGTGGTACTAAAGGTGGTAATTGGTCATCATTTTGTAATATATATTATAATCCTAAAGGATATAATATGTTACCTATGGAAAATGTATGGGATATAAATAGTAGAGATAAGTTATGTGGATTCTTTTTTCCTCAAATATGGTGTTATGAACCTTATATAGATGAACATGGTAATAGTAAAATAATAGATGCATATTATTATGATTTAGAAGATAAAGAAAAACAAAAGAAAATTAAGAAAGGCGAAGAACTCTTAATATATATAGCTCAACGTGCTAACATGCCTCAAGAAGCATTTTTAACTACTAATGAAAATATATTCACATCAATAGAATTAACAGAACAAATAAAATATTTAAAATACTCTGATGATAGTAAATATTATTTAGATGGAATATTAATTAATAATAATGGTAGAATTATATTTAAAACTAATGATACATTAAAATATGAAGGAATTAAAATTAATCCGTTTGTAGAAGATGTACCATTTAAACCTAAAAATAATAATTCATCTTGTCTTAGAATATATAATAAACCATTTAGACTAATGGATGGTGATGTACCAAAAGATATATATTTTATTAGTTATGATACTGTACGTATTAATAAAAACAAAAATGAATTAACAAATAAACATTCTCTCAATAGTTTTAAAGTTTGGGAAAAACCAAATAGTATTACAGGAAATTCAAGATATAGAATTGTAGCTTCATATTGTGGTAGATTTGATACTATGGAAGAAACAGATAGATTAGTATTAAATGTATGTGAATATTATAATTGTAGTGTATTATTTGAATATGGTACAGGAGAAACATATCAAAATTTTAAAAAATGGAATAGTCTTAAACGTTTACTTAAAGATCCAACAAATAAATTAGAAGATAAACAAACTAAAGGTGATATTGGATATGGTATAGTTATAGGTGATGGAGAAAAAAAACTTGACGGATTAAGTTATTTAAGAGAATGGTTATATTCATCAGTAGGTATAAAAGAAGATGGAAATCTTAAATTTAATTTACATTATATACCTGATTTACAATTTCTTTTAGAGTTGGAAATGTTTGATAATGAACGTAACTTTGATAGAATTAGTGATGCAATTGTAGCTATATATTATATACGAGCGCAACAATTAATAAAAATAAATAAACTTACTAATATAAGTAATAATACTAATAAACGTAATTTAGGAAGCATACTTAATACAATATCATTATGAGTACAATATTACCTTCACAAAGAGTATCAGATAAAGAAAGACAAAAAGCAGAATGGTATATACCTACAATAGATTATATTATTAATAAAGCTATATCATTAAATGCAGAAAATAAAATAGAAGTAGCTTCTAATCTAGGTGCAGCAGAAGGTATAATAGATGATTCTACATATAATTATGTATTAAAAGCATATGGTATAACAGATAAAAATTTAGATATACCAAATACAGTAAGAAATACAAGTCTTATACTTCCAATTAAACGTAGATATATAGGTGAATTTATACGACAATATAAAAATTATACAGTATATCATAAGGATATAAATGCTATAAAGCAAAGAAATTCTAATTTAGCAATTCAATTAGAACAACTTATTTCACAAGAATTAATAAATACACTTAATGAATCAGGTTTAGCTAGTGGAGGACAAACAAAAGAAATTCCAAATATAGGTAAATTTATAAAAGATTTTGAAGAAAATTGGATAGATGAAAAAATATTAGAATCTGAAAAAATATTAAAATTATTTGATACATTAAATGATTCAGATATAAAGTATATTAAAGCTTTTTATTATTATTGGGCAACAGATGAAGTATATTCTTATCGTAGAGTTATAGATAATAATTTAGTTAAAGAAATAATTAATCCTTTAGAATATTATAGAATACCTAGTGGAAATGATTTTGTAGAAGATGATGATATGGGTATGCGTAAATATCAATTAACATTTAATCAAATAAATGAACAGTTTAGTAAAAAATTAAGTGATTCAGATTTAAATTATTTACGAAGTATTGAAAATCATATCAATTCAAGTAATTCTAATACGAACTTATTAAGCGATAAAGTTTTAGATTTAAATAAATATCGTTCCGAGTATAATTATTTATATACTTTGCCTGAATTTAATAATTCTATTAATTCAACAAATGATCTTAGTAATTTTCTTTGGATTTATCATACTGTTTTTAAATCCGAGCAAGAAATAGGATTTTTAAAATATATTGATAGTTTAGGTCAAGTTCAAGAAAAAATAGTAGAAGGTAATTATAAACTTCAACCTGAACTTGGAGATATAGAAATAACTAGAGAATGGATAAGTAGATATTATCAAGCTTGGAGAATAGGCCCAGAACATACAGGAATATATATTAAACCTGAACTTATAGAACCTCAACGTCAAGATATTAATAGTATAAATAAATGTAAAAGTCCATATAACGGTATAACAGGAACATTCGATAATAATATTAGAAATAGTATTGCTAAATTATTAAAACCTTATGAAGCATTATATAGAATATATCAGTATCAAAGAGAACGTGCAGTAGCAAAATATAGAGCTGGTATGTATGTTGTTCCTCAATCTTTAATTACAGATTCAGAAAGTATGACAATGGAACAACAAATTAATTTTAATAAACGTGATGATACATTATATATAAATGATACTGATGCTAATGTTAATAGTTTACAAGCATTACGTTATATAGGTAGTCAAGGAGCAGAACGTTATATTCAAGTATTAACTGAATTAACAAATGCAATTAAAAATGAAGCTATGGAGATAGCTGATATGAATCCTCAACGATTCGGAGATATTAATCAAAATGCAGGAAAAGGAACTACAGAAACTGCTATATCTAATGCCCAATTAGGTAGTATATTATTATTTACTTTATTTAATAAATTTGTAGAAAAAGATAAAGAATCAGATATAGATCATTTAAAAGTAGCATGGATAAATGGTAAAAAAGGAACATTCTTTGATAAAAAAGAAAATAAAATCATTTATGTAGATGTAAATGGTGATGATTTTTATAATAGAAATATAGGTATATTTGTTGGTAATAGTACAATTAATGATGAAAAATTAAAACAATTTAGACAACTTGCTTATAATGCTTCACAAAACGGACAATTTGATATTGCAGCAGATGCAATCGAATTAGAAAATAGTACAGAAATTCATAAATTAATTAAAGATGTAACTATTAAACGTGAAGAATTACAAGCACAACAAACACAACAACAGAATGAAACACAACAATTAATATCTAATAATTTACTTAAAGATAAACAAGAACAAAGACAATTTGATAAATATAAAGTAGATGAAGATAATGCTACTAAAATAAAAGTTGCAGAAATACAAGCGAATTCAAATGAAAGTGTAAATGCTTTTAAAATGCAAACTTCAATAGAAAATAATATAAATAAACAAGATAAACAATTAGATAAATTAGTAGTAGATAAATAACAGTATAAATTATGAAAAATATACTATTTTATATATTTTTTAATCATCTTGTAGAAAGTATTTTAAATATTACTAAATTTGTAATATAAAGTATATATAAACTTAAAAACAAAAGATTATGCGTAAGAAAAAATTTAATTTTAAAATTAGACATGAACAATCAGGCGGTATAATTTTACCACTTGGAGGAAGTATAAATCCACCAGTAGATAATGATCCACCAGTAGATAATGATCCACCAGTAGATAATGATCCATCAATAAATCCACCAGTAGATAATGATCCACCAGTAGATTCTATAATAAATCAAATTGAAATTGATGGAAATACTTATAAATTAGATGATAATGGTAACGCTATACAAGAAGATGGTACTATCTTCATGACTAAAGAAAAAATAAATGAATTTTCTAATTCTACATTATCGCTTATTGAAGAAGTAGAAAAAATAAATAATATCCTTCTTGTAGATGAAACTGGTAATAAAATTGTTTATGATACTACACCACAAGGCATTGCAAAACGAGAATTAGATATAGTCGCTTATGCTGAAAAACAAGGTGTAACAAAAGGTATTGAATTATTTTTACAATCTAATCCAGATTTAAAATCTATATATGATTATAAACAACGTTATGGTACAATAGAAGGATATGGTAATAAAACAGATTATGAATCATTTAATTTAGATGCTAATAATAAAGAACAATTAAAAACTATACTTACAGATTATGAAATTTCTTTAGGTAGAACTAAAGAGGAAGCTAAAGATTATATAGATTTTTTAGAAAAGAATAATCAATTAGAAGATAAAGCGAGTAAAGCATTTGATATTTTAAAAAATCAACAAATACAAAATAGAACATTAGAAGCACAAAAATTTGAAGAAGCAGCAAATAAATATTATGGTATTAAATTAGAAAATGGACAAATTAAAGATTTAAATATTGAAGGTTCATTATATGATATGATAGTTAAAAAAGGAGAATTTAATGGTCTTAAATTTCCTAAAGATGGTTTAATTATTAAAAATCCTGATGGTACAATATCTAAATTAAATAATAAACAATTTTTTAATCTTGCTACATTTGCTGATGAAAATGGATTATCAAAATTAGATAATATTATTTCATCTTATTTAGATAAACCTGAAAATAAATTAACCATTGCAACACATATACTTTTAGGTGGTGATTTAACACAATTAGCAAAAGCTGCTACTGCAACAAATGTAGCAAAAGAAATAAAAAAAATAATTACAACACAAAAAACATCAACAACTAAAAATATAGATAATAAACCATTAAATAATAGTAATGGTTTACTTTTACCAGTAAAATAGTTTTAAATAATTATATATTAATAATTAAATTTGTAAATAAATGAGAGAATTACAAGCAGTACAATATTCACAGCAAAACTTTTCGGATGAAAATTTGCTATTGAATTTTCAATTAATTGACCCAGTAACTTTAAGTAAAAATCTTACTTGGCTTTGGGGTAAAGATAGTGATGAATTTCCTCTTACATTCTTAACAGAAGGTCAAGGAAGTATTAAATCACTTAAACCTATTAAACTTAACGATACCCAATATAAATGGAAAATTATGGGTCGTCGTCGTAGTACTTCTAAATGTCTTGGTGTACCTAATAGTTCTATTACTAAAATAGGATTAAATGCTACAACATTTGAAATTGATTTTGAAGATAATTTCTTCAAACGTATGTACACAGCTTGGTCTCCAAATGGAAAATATCAAATTCGTTTTCAATCAGATGGTATTCAAATTAGTACAAATCGTTATCGTTATACAGCAATTATAATGACAGGTAATTTAGCAGATTATATTCCAACTACAGAATATAGTGAAGGATTATACTGGGGATTAGGTGCTAGTGTAATTGCAGCTAGTAAATCAGATGGTACTTCAAGTAATCATCAAGCACCCGGAGAAATGACTAATCAATTTGGTTTTCATAGATATGGTTATGAAATTGCAGGTAATGTTTCTAACAAAGCATTAAATATAGAGTTTGATATACCTGGAGGTGGTAAAACAAATAAATGGATTCCGTTTGATTTTAAACAATGGGAACTTGAACGTAAAAAATTAAATGAAGAAGATTTTTGGTATTCTACTTATAATAGAGATACTAATGGTCGTATTTATAATACTGAAGCTGATGGTGAACCTTTACCTCGTGGAGCAGGTATTAAACATATTTTAACTACTGCTGGTCAATATGATACTTATAGTACATTAACTTTAAATAAATTAAAGTCTATGGTACGCAATGTATTTAGTAATCGTATAGATTCTACACCTATGGAACTTGTACTATATACAGGTCGTGGTGGTGCAGAAGAATTTCATAATGCTATTATGGTTGATGCAGTAGCAAATAGTTATTTTACTCCACTTGGCGAACAAGCAATTAAAGCTAATGGTGGTATGTTAAATTATGGTACATATTTTAATTCATTTAAAACTATTGATGGTTATACAATTACAGTTAAAACTGCTAAAATGTTTGATCATGGTACTATTGCTACTACTCAACGTCAAAATGGAGATATGATAAATGGTTATCCTCGTAATTCATATACATTTGTATTACTTGATCAATCTAAAACTGAAGATGGTGGACGTAATATTAGTATGGTATGTGAAGAAGGTAGAGAATTAATTACTGGTATTTATAAAGGTATGAGTAAAATTCCTGAAGTATGGGGAGCTGTACAAGGACAACAATTATCTACTCGTAGAGATATTGCTTCATTTGAACTTATAGATAGTCAAGGTATTCATATGGCTAACTATACAACTTCACTTTGGTTAGAAAAAGTATAAATAAAATTAAGTCAAATAACATAATAAATAAATGATATGGCTCATATAGTAAATAGACAAGTAAGTATTCGTTGGAAATTAAATCCTGATTCATTTGCATTAATAAATAAAAATATATTAACGGCATCAACTCATAAAATAGGTTCTAGTATTCAAGGTGTAACAGCTATGATAATTAGAAATGAAATGATGGGAATGTTAATGCCTAATATAATTGCATTAAATGAAAATAATGATGAATTTACAAGTAGAGTTGCAGATTATTGGAATAGTTTAAGTGTCAATATTCCTGATAATGGTAAAGATTTAGAAATAGGCTTTTCATTTTCATTAAATGATATTAAACGAAAAGATAATTTAATTGAAATTCAAAAAGAATATAAAACGATAAAAACAGATAAAGATTTAGCTAATGTTGTTTTATCACATATTCCTGATGATGAACAATATAAGTATGGAATACCATTAAAAAGTGAAGATTATTTACTTTGGATTTATTGTAAAAATTATCGTGATGTAGCTAATACAGTTAATGATATAAATAAATCATCACATATAAGATTTTATATTCATGATGAAGCGATTTTA